AACGCGAACTGAATAAATCCGGTGTATGGCTGCGTGAGGGTGAAAAAATTGATGCAGCTGGGAATCGTTCAGGTGAGCCACGCCGCTCTCGCATCGCTTCGTTCTGGATGGAAGGACCAGCTGCGGCTTATCAGACGTGGGCGCAGCTGGTTTACAAATTACTGACCGCTGAGCAGGAGTATGAGGCAACGCAGAGTGAAGAGGCGCTAAGGGCGGTTATTAACACCGATTGGGGGCGTCCGTATCTGCCGCGTGCATCTGTCGAACAGCGCCAGTCAGATGTCCTGATGAAACGAGCTGAGGATTATGGCAAACGGCTGGTGCCGCCTAAAGTGCGATTCCTGCTGGCCGCAGTTGACGTGCAGGGCGGTAAAAAACGCCGGTTCGTGGTTCAAATCATCGGGTACGGCGAAAACGGGGAGCGCTGGCTGATAGACCGCTACAACATCCGCTATTCAATGCGAAATGATGAAAACGGAGAGGCTCTGCCAATTCGGCCCGATGCCTATCCGGAGGACTGGCAACTGCTGGTCTCAGATGTGCTGGATAAAACTTATCGCCTGCAGAGCAATGAGGAGCAGCGGATGACGGTGATGGCAATGGCGGTGGACAGCGGCGGCGAGGAAGGCGTGACTGGTAATGCGTATAAATTCTGGCGGCAGTGTCGCCGGGACGGATTGGCCAGACGCGTTTATCTCATCAAAGGCGACAGCACAAAACGCCAGAAAACGATCACAAAAACATTTCCGGACAATAGCGGCCGGGCAGATCGGCGTGCTGAGGTTCGGGGGGAAATCCCTGTCTATCTGCTTCAGACCGATACGCTCAAAGACCAGCTGAGTAATAACCTGTCACGCGAAACTCCCGGTGCAGGTTACATCCATTTCCCGGACTGGCTGGGCGAATGGTTTTACGACGAACTGACATACGAGGAACGCGGGGGGGATGGTAAATGGCGCAAACCTGGCAAAGGAAATAATGAGGCGTTTGACCTGTTCTGCTATGCACAGGCCGTAGCCGTTCTGCGCGGGTATGAAAAAATCCGCGACTGGGAAACCCCCCCAGCGTGGGCGCGGGAGCAGGACGCTAACCCTGGTATTGTGACGGGCGATCAACCCAGACAGAAAACCGAATCAAAACCCAAACCCAGACAACAAAACACGCCCAGACCTGCTCCGCAAAAAAGCCTCGCGGCAGATGGCTGGTCAGGATCGTCAGGCAATGGAGGGTGGCTGTAGTGACGAGGAACGAGATTTACCAGATGCTCCTCACGGTGCGTCAGGCATACACCGATTCGCTGGACGGAAAATCGGTTTCATTTACCGGCGTTAACGGTCGGGCCATTACCAACCATGATCCGGTGGCATTACGCACCGAGCTGGATTACTGGGAAAAACGCTGGCGCGCTGCACGCGGTCGCGGCGGTTCGTACAAACTCGCCAGATTTAATTAAGGGCCAATATGGGATTTATTGAAAAAACACTCGGCGTTATTTCGCCAGGGTGGGCCGCTGCACGTGCGCAAAACCGCCTACGGTTACAGGCGTATGAGGCCGCTAACCCGTCCCGGCTGCATAAAAGCAAACGCGAATCTCGCTCAGCGGATACCGCTGTGTTTGCAGCAGGAACCTCTCTGCGTGAGCAGGCGCGCTGGCTGGATGAAAACCACGATCTGGTCATCGGCCTCTTTGACAAGATGGAGGACCGGGTTATCGGGGCGCACGGCATCCATGTTGAGCCACAGCCGCTCGATCTGGACGGCAATCTGCACGGTGATTTTGCCAGCCAGCTGTCTGCGTTATGGGCGGAGTGGTCAGTGCGGCCAGAGGTGACTGGGATGTTTACCCGACCCGAGGCAGAACGGCTGCTGCTGCGTTCGGCACTGCGTGATGGTGAGGTGTTCACACAGCTGGTACGCGGCAACGTAGCCGGGTTACAGCACTCCACATCAGTGCCGTTCTCACTGGAAATGCTGGAAGCCGACTTTGTTCCGCACAACCTGAATAGCACGACAGGCCAGCAAATCAGGCAGGGCATTATGGTGAACGCCTGGGGGCGACCTACTGGGTACAAGGTTTACAAAAACCATCCCGCCAGCTTTACCGGCTTCAACACTGATTTCAAAACCATTTCTGCAGGCAACATGCTGCATCTGGCGCAGCGCAAACGCCTTCATCAGCTGCGCGGGATCAGCCTTATTCACGGCGTTATCACTCGTCTGTCAGACATCAAAGACTATGAAGAGTCCGAACGTGTTGCAGCGCGCATCGCTGCAGCGCTGGGGTTCTACATCCGGCGCGGTGATGCGCAGTCCCTGGATGACAGCGGTGAATTTTCGGAGCCTGGCGGGGAGCGGTTCTACAACATCGCGCCCGGCATGATTTATGACGAGCTAAAGCCGGGTGAAGACCTGGGCATGGTGGAATCAAACCGCCCTAACGTTCACCTATATGAGTTCAGGAACGGGCAGATGCGAGCCGTTGCTGCTGGTACTCGCGGCAGCTATTCCAGCATTGCGCGTGACTACAACGGCACATACAGCTCACAGCGTCAGGAGCTGGTGGAAAGTTTTGAGGGGTATAACGTGCTGCAGCAGTGGTTTGTGGGGCAGCACAGTCGCCCCGTGTACCGCGCATGGCTGGCGATGGCGCTCCTGAGCGGCATTGAAATTCCTCCTGATGTTGACCGCAAATCTCTCTATAACGCGCTTTATCTGGGGCCGGTGATGCCGTGGATTGATCCCGTTAAAGAGGCGCAAGCGTGGAAAGCTAATGTGCGTGGCGGTGCCAGTACTGAGGCGGAATGGGCGCGTGCGCGTGGTAAAAATCCACAGGAGGTCAAGCGTCAGCGTCTGCGCGAAACCGAATACAACCGTGAGCATGGGCTGGTGTTCGATTCCGACGCCGCCAACGATAAAGGAGTGGTGTTAGATGCAACATCAAGAGAGCCAGACGACACAAAAACTGATTAACCCTCAAGCCTCTCTGGCCGGTGTCGATGCGGCAAACGGTCAGTGCTGGTATGAGATCCGCGCATTGGCAACGGGGCGGGTGGAAATTTATCTCTATGACGTTATCGGCGGCTGGGGCATTACAGCCCAGCAGTTTGTGACCGACTGCAGAGATGCTGGCGTATTCGAGGCCAGCGCCATTGACCTGCATATTCACAGCCCTGGTGGTGATGTCATGCAGGGATTTGCAATTTACAACACCCTTTCGCGCCTCAAAGCCACGATGGATATCTGGGTAGACGGCGTGGCCGCCAGTATGGCGTCCATGATTGTTTGCCTGCCGGGTGCCAACGTACATATGCCGGAAAACGCCTGGATCATGATCCATAAACCCTGGGGCGGCATTGCTGGCGATTCCGATGAGATGCGCGATTACGCAGATTTCCTGGATCGTAATGAGGCGCTGATGCTTAACGCCTACATGAATAAAACCGGGCTTGGGCGGGAGGAGCTGGAGGCAATGCTTAAAGCCGAAACCTGGCTGAGCGGTGCAGAAGCCGTTGAAAAAGGTTTTGCCGATACCCTTGAACCTGAACTGCAGGCAGCAGCCTGTATGAATGAAAACAAACTGAAGGACTACACCAACATGCCTCAACAACTCCAATCACTGTTTATGCCGCGTGCTGAAGGAAACCCAAACATTCAGACGCCAGCTCCGCAGATTCCTGCCCCGCAGGCATCAGGCACTCAGCCAGCGCCGGTTCAGGCAGGCAACATTGATATCGGCGCACTGGCTGTTCAGTTGCAGCAGCAGATGCAGACGGCGAACGCTGAGCGCGTTAATGCCGTTAGTGCAGTGTTTGAGGCATTTCCGGCATTTGCCTCTCTGCGTACCGAATGTATCAGCGATATGTCCTGCTCAGCGGAAGTTGCTCGCGGCAAACTGCTTACCGCGCTGGCGGCAGGCACAACCCCGCTTGCCGGGCCGGGTGCCGTTCATCTGCACGCAGGTAACGGCAATCTGGTGGGCGACTCAGTTCGCGCTGCAATCATGTCCCGTGTGGGCTATGCGGAAGCAGAAAAAGATAACGCATACGCAGGCTATACCCTGCGTGAGATGGCACGTGCCTCACTTGTTGATCGTGGGATCGGTATTGCCGGTCATCAGACCCCGATGGCCATGGTGGGTCTGGCATTTACCCACAGCAGCAGTGATTTTGGCAACATCCTGATGGACGTTGCTAATAAAGCGGCGCTGATGGGCTGGAATGAGGCTGAGGAGATTTTTGATAAATGGACGCGTAAGGGGATTCTGACTGATTTCAAAACGGCGCACCGCGTCGGCCTTGAGACGTTCCCGACACTGAGCAAGGTGCGTCCGGGCGCTGAATATAAGTATGTCACGCTCAAAGATCGTGGCGAGCCGATTGCGCTGGCAACCTACGGCAACCTGTTCAGCATCGATCGTCAGGCCATTATCAATGATGATCTGTCCATGCTGACCGGGATTCCGCAGGCAATGGGAAGTGCAGCTCGAGCCACAGTAGGCGATCTGGTCTGGGCCGTCCTGACCAGCAATCCGAAAATGTCAGACGGTAAGCCGCTGTTTCATGCCGATCACGGCAACCTGATTAAAGCCGGTTTGAGCATTGAGGGTCTGGACACAGCACGCAAGGCGATGAAGCTGCAGAAATCAGGTGAGCGTAACCTGAATATCCGCCCTGCTTTCATGCTGGCACCCGTCGCTATCGAGTCACGCGCCAACCAGCTGATCAAATCTGCAAGCGTACCCGGTGCTGATGTTAATAGCGGCATCAATAACCCGATTCAGAACTTTGTGGAGGTCATGTCTGAAGCGCGCCTGGATGACAGCAACGCGACTGATTACTATCTGGCTGCAGCGCAGGGCCGCGACACCATCGAGGTCGCTTACCTCGACGGTATTGATACCCCGTATCTGGAACAGCAGCAGGGCTTCACCATTGATGGTGCAGCGTTCAAGGTTCGCATTGATGCAGGTGTTGCCCCTCTGGATCATCGGGGTCTGGTTAAAGTCACCAACAAATAAGCCGCCTCCGGGCGGCTTTCTTATATCCGTGCGGCGCAGGCCGCCTTTTTCTTTGGAGAGGAACGATGGCAACGAATTATCAGCAGGACGGCAGAACGATTGATTATCAAAACACCGGGGAAACTGAAATTCAGTCCGGCGAGGCAGTGGTTGTGGGGGCGCTGGTGGGCGTAGCGCATGACGATATTCTGGCGGGTTTAGGGGGCGTACTTCATATGGCTGGTGTTTTCGTGCTGCCAAAAGCGGCAGAGGCAATTGTCACGGGCCAGAAACTTTATCTGGCAGAAGGCAAAGTAACTGCGGAAGCAGGTGAGGCAGCTAAGCCTAATCCTCTTGCCGGTACAGCCTGGGCAGATGCTGAAGCCGGTGACGAGTCTGTTGCCGTGCGGCTGGGCTTCTGATGAACCGCTTCCGTTCGCGGCTGACAAGAGCAGATGCCCGGATTAACCGAGCGTTTGCTGAGGAAGCCCCCGCCACCTTGCTAATCGGGGATGAGGCGCGCCCGGTGGTTGTGATATTTGAATCGGCCGATTCGCCTGTGAGTGTGTCGGGCGGCGGTGAGTTGCAGGACTACTCACCGGCATTCAGCGCCATGACGGCTGATATTGCCGGTCTTTCCAAGGGTGACGGCGCGGAGGTGAATGGCGTGAATTACCGCGTTACTCATGTGGGAACAGATGAACAGGGCCGCACACGCGTTTCGCTGGCGTTCGGTGAGCCGGGAAAACCCCAGCCTGAGATAAATAACTGGAGTAAATGAAATGGCACGTGAATCGCGGCTAAGGCGGGATTTACCCGTGGATATTGACGTTACCGCTATCTGGCGGATAGCGGAAAAAATCGGAGCCACACAAAAACAGTTTCGTGCTGCGTATTCACGGGCATTACAGCGAACAGGGGCCACGCTGAGAAAGCGGGCAATGGCCGATCTGAAAGATGGCCTTGCGCCGCGCAGCATGAACATGGTGCGCCGCCGCCTCCTGTCATTTCGTATTCAGCCAGCCTCTAAGTCCACGCTGGATAATTTCCGACTGTGGTTTGGTCTGAACGCGGTAAAGGTGAAAGACCTGAAGGGGAAAATCTCTGGGCGCGTGCGGCCACATCATAACCGGCACGACAAAAAAACTGGCCGGTTTATCAAGTCGCGGCGTCGGGTCAGTACCGTGGGATTTACCCCAAAAGGAAACCTGCTGTCAGCGCGGACGTTTGAGAACGGGGAGGTGGCACGCAGTCGTCGCGACAACCGACGCACGATAGTGATTCGTGACCCGAATACGCGCCGGACCCGTGATCCTGAAATTGATATCTATGAACCAATGCTGAACTACATAGAGGACAACGCATTTGCGGAGGTGTTAGAGATTTTTATGCATCATTTCCAGAGCGATCTGCGTGGCCGTGTTAAAGCAAAAATTTCTGTATGAGGCTTGCAATGGCTGAACCGTTAATGATGGGGCAGTACCATGACGCCGTTATTTCGGCGCTGAAAAATATAACGTGGGTGCAGGATGCAGATGCCTATCCCGAAAAAAACATCCCCCGATTTACCGGATTAACCACGCCTGCAGTGTATTTCACAATTAACAGCTGGGAACAGGCCGGGGGGAATGAGGGCCAACTGGTTATCTCCCTGAGCTGTGATTTGTTTGTTGTGGTAGACGCCGATGGAGCCAGCACCAGTAAACCTGAGATTTTCAGTCGAACCGCAGCAGCAGATATCACGCAATGGGTTAACGGTCAGCAGTTCGGTCTGGGGCATATTGAGCCAGCAGAATTCATATCTGCAGAGCGTGATGAATTTGATCCGCGCATGGATGACTATCTGGTCTGGCGGATTTCATTTACACAGTCTGCCGCGTTTGGCGTTGATCCGTTTGCACCATCAGGTGTGCCGCTGCGCAAGGTGTGGCTGGGTAAATCGCCTGATGTAGGGCGTGCGCACGTCGATGACTATCGGCTGGTCTGGGAGTCAAAAGCCGATGAGTGATATCAGTGGAGACCTGCAGCGGCGTCTGGCTAACCTCATCCGCCGTGGCGTGATTCACTCGGTGCGCCATGAGAAACAACCAAAATGCCGCGTCGATCTCGGCGATATTGTCACCACATGGCTGCCGTTTTGTCAGGGTTTTTCAGGTGCAAACCGCTCCGACTCAAACCCCTGCGCGGTGGGTGATGCCGTCACCGTTCTGTCTGAGGCCGGTGAGCTGAATAACGGGCGGGTGTTTCCGGGCTGGAATACGGGGGCAATGCCCGTACCGGAGGGCAGCGACAGTGAGCACATCACCCGCTATAGCGATGGCACCGAAATCCGATATGATCGGGAGGCCCATGCACTGACAATCAAAATCACAGCAGGAGGATCATACAAAATTGTCGGTAACGGCACGCTGGATGGTCCTGTTGAAATCACCAAAACCCTGACGGTGCATGGGAAAACGCAGGTGAACGGCGACATCGGCGCAACCGGTGATATCAGCGACGGCACCGGCACCATGGGGGCTATGCGAGAAGTGCATAACGACCACGACCATCCCGGCGACAGCGGCGGCACCACCGGAAAACCTAATCAGAAAATGTAACCTGCTTCGGCAGGTTTTTTTATGCCTGGAGAAAACAGATGGCTGATTTACATGGGGTAGAAACAATAGAGTTAACGTCTGGGACTGTCGCAGTGACGACGATTCAGACGGCAATTATCGGGCTGGTGGGAACGGCACCTGGTGCATCCGCCGGTACGCCAGCCAGTGCAACTACCGGCACGCCCATAATGGATAATGTGATTAATTTTTCGGCCACAGTTCCTGGCAGGGCGGGAAACGTGATCGCCGTTGAGGCCGTTGCAGCCGTTCCGGATGGGGCTAAGCGCGCAGCAATTCCAATCTCTGCTCAATGGAATGGCCCCGCCCAGAAACTCAGCATTACGCTTGGCTGTGATGAAAAGGGCGTTGTAACTGCAACAGCCGCTCAAGTCGCAGCTGCCATAAAGCCGTTCGGGGATGTGAATGCCGTGGCTACCGGAACCGGGATCGTTGCACCATTTAATATTCAACTGAGCAGCGGAGAGGATGAGCCGTTTCCACTAAATGTGCCAGTGGCCATTGCTGGCACCACGATGCTGTCCCGGCTCGGTAATGCCGGTACGCTCGCACAGGCTCTGTCAGAAATTAACGATCAACGCAATGCGCTGACGGTGGTTGTGCGTGTTACTGATGACGCTGACGCCACAAAACAGCGCGCCGCCATCCTGGCGGGCATCCGAAAACTGTCTTCAGCTAAATCTGCGACCACCTATCAGCCGCGCATTGTTATTGCACCGGGGTTCAGCGAGGACGATGCCGTGGGCAAGGCGCTGGAAACAGTGTCCGGAAAACTGCGTGCCGTGGCGTATGTGGACTGTGCATCAGGTGCAACCTTGCAGGATGTGGTCCAGCGCCGTCAGTCATATGGCGCACGCGTGGAATTGTTACGCCCCCGCGTTCAGATCAGCAATTCCGATGGCCAGCTGGTTTACCGGCCTTACTCCGCCTTTGCTGCCGGACTGCGAGCGCGCATTGATTTCGAAAAGGGCTGGTGGTGGAGCAAATCCAATCAGGACATCAACAATATCCTCGGGGTTGAGCAGATTGATGAATTTATCCTCGGCGAACGAAACTGCGATGCCAACCTACTGAACATGCAGAACGTCTCAACCATCGTGCGTCGCTCGGGATTTAAACACTGGGGAAACCGGCTGTGTGCAGACGATCCGCAGTGGCATTTTGAATCGGTGCGCCGAACGGCGGACGTCATTGAGGACAGCATTCAGGAGGCCATGCTGCCGTATGTGGACCGCCCTCTGGATCGGGTAAATGCAGATGACATTATTGGCACTATCAATGCCTATATGCGCCAACTGGTAGGCCTCGGTGCGATTTTTGGTGGCAGAGCTTCGCTGGATGAGGAACTGAATACAGCTGAAACGCTGGCGGCGGGTGAGCTGTATATCAATTATGATTTTGGTCCGAAATCGCCAACCGAGCTGATTAGCCTGCGCGTCCGGGTGAATAACAATTATGCGCTTGAGGAGATGCTGGCCGCATGAGTACTAAAAACACATTACGTGCCTGGACGTTTTTCCGGCAAGGCGTGCGCATTCAGGGCGCACACGAATTCACGCCGCCGACACTGGCGATTGTCAAAACCGATCTGCGTACCGGCGCGCAGGACGCACCGACACCGGTTGATGACGGCATGGAGGCGCTGACATGTCAGATTAAATTCTATGGCATCGATACCGACATGCTGACGGCATTTGGTTTCGTCAGTGGCAGCCGTCCGCGCTTCACTGCCTATCAGGGCTATCTGGCTAACGGCACCGCGCTGGGAACGATTGAGGAAATCGAGGGATTTGTGCATACCGTGACGCCGGATGCGCGGGGTAAAGACACTCTGTCAGAGAACGCCATCACGGTTGACATTGCGGTCAGTTATTACAAACAGACTAAAGACGGTCAGGAGCTGTTTGAAATCGACACCGAGCGGTTTGCCCGGCGCGTCAACGGCATTGACGTACTGGCCGGACTGGCATCAAAAGTTCGCCTGTAATCTGCCCCCTTAATCCTTCACTCATAACGGCCTTCGGGCCGTTTTCTATTTCAGGAGTTATCTATGAGTTTTCCTGCCGAAACAAGAACCATCAAACTGTTCACCCCGGTCACGCTGGAGGGTGGCGCGGAGTTAAACGTTGTTCACATGCGCGAACCGCTGGTGCGCGACCGCATCGCGCATGCAAAAGATCGCGGCAATGAAGAGGAGAGGGAGGCGCGAATGATTGCGCAGCTGTGCAACCTCAGCGAACAGGATATCTGGCTGCTGACAGCGGCGGATTATTCGCAGCTAACGGACGCCTTCAATGTTTTTATGCTCCCGCCCGGAGAGCGACCCAAGGAGAGTTGATTCGGGCGATACGCTTTCTGGGCAGGCGGTTGCATTTCCCGATGGGGGACTATCTGAATATGCCATTCAGCACCTTTTCTGATTTTCTGTTTGACGAAATGGAGGTATTAAGCCGTGGCCGGAATAAGTCAAAATCTTAAAGCCACCATAACGTTTGGTGGCAATGTCGACAGTTCATGGAAGCGCTCGGCGACTGACCTGCAGAAGAACCTGAAAGCGGTCGGAAAAGAATCTGAACGCCTCACTAAGGACCAGACAAAACTCGCCATAGAGATCAAAAAAGCCAAGCTGGCCGGAAACAGCATCAGCGATTTGAAACGGCAGTACAGTTCGGTGACACGGGAGATACGAAAAACCGAAGCCGAACAGCAAAAACTGAACCGTCAGATTCAGCGAGGCGAACGAATCAATGCATTCAAAAGCAGGGCGGGCGGGCTTTTCAGGCGCGGGTTAAGCGTTGGGGGCAATCTCGGGGGTATGGTGGCGCCTGGTTTGGGGATTGGTGGAGGTGGGATGGTATCGACCGCGCTGGCATCCCTTATTGCACCGGCGGCCACAAATGCGGAAACAGCAAGGCAGACGGGAGTGGCGCGCAGCTATGGTGTTGATGTGGAAACCTACAATGCGTGGGATTCACTGGCAAAGCAGTACGACATGACCGGCGAGAATTTTGGCGACCTGTTTGAGGAGTATCTGCATAAATCCGGCGAGTACAAACAGAACGGCAAGCAGAGTTCCCTGCAGGATGCATTCGATACGCTGGGCTTTAAAGCAGGTGATATGGCCGGTCTTAGCGACATGGCGCAGTTCAGTAAAATCATTGAGCGTGCGCTGAGCCTGAAAGATGAGTCAAAAGCCTCGTTCGCCCTGGATTCTCTTTTCGGCGGCGAGGCCAGCAAGCTGCTGATGCTGGTGAAACAGTCCGGCAGGAGCTATCGCGACTTAATGGATGAGCAGCACCGCTATAACCTCGTCACCAAAGCGGGTGCTGATGGCGCGGTTGAGGGTAATAAGGCCGTGGAAAACCTCAAAACCGTCCTGTTTAGCGCGGGTGCGGAGATATCGGGACAGTTGGGTAATCAACTGGCACCCGGAATCAGGAGCCTGACAGACGATCTGGCTGAGTGGTTTAAGGGAGGTGGTATCACCAAGGTAGTGAATTTTCTCCGCAATGAACTTTATCCCGGCGTCCTGACGTTTGGTCAGGGGGTGGTATATGTCGGAAAAATTATTTATGCCCTGGCTAAAAAACTTTCCTGGCTACTGCCCGATGAGCGGGGGGATCAAAAAAATGTTTTGAAATCGCTGGCGATGACCGGTTCAGTCGATATCGCCAGACTGACTGCAAAACGCAGCGGTCAGGATGAGTGGTTTGATCAGCAACTGAAGCAGCACCCGGAATTGCCGGAACAGGTTAAAAAATCCTATACGTCTACCCGTGGCTTTTTCAACGATGACGATGAGGCGTTTGAAAAATCGCTCGATCCCTATCTGACTGCGAATAAAGAAAGCCTACCTGACTTCTCTGATGCCCTGAAAAACAATTCAGCCACGTCAGACACCCAGTCGGGCAGAAGCTGGGATGACTTAAACAGTGGTCTTGATGCAGCTGACAGTCAGCAGAAAGCGTATCAAATGACAGACAACCGGAAATTTGAATACCGGTTCGAAATCAACGGTGCGCAGGGACAGAGCGAGCGCGGGATCGCCGACGAGCTGGAGTCCATAACCAAAACCAATCCGGCATTCACGGGCGATAACAGCATGCTGGATGGAGGCGCTATTTGGTGAGTGAAATAATCCCTTTAATTGAGGCATCCGGACAGGCACAGCAGTCCGCCATTCGTGGTAGTCAGGCTGACCGCGTCATGATGATGCTGGGCGATTTTGCCTTCTCCATTGATACCACAGCGTATAAATCACTCTCACGTGAGGCTAGCTGGAACTGGAGTGAACAGGAGAGGATAGGCAACCAGAGTCTGCTGCAGTACACAGGAAAACCCGGGCGGACGGTGCGACTTGATGGCGAGGCACATGCTTTCTTTCGTAACGGCGTGGATGCGGTTAATGACCTGTACGACTTGGCTGATTTGGCTCAGCCACAGTTGCTGGTGAGTGGTGAGGGAGATGTGCTGGGGTGGTGGGCGGTAACTCAATTCAGCGATACAACTGATCGGTTCCTGCCGGGAGGCGGACACCGTAATAAAAACTGGACGATGACGTTAAAACATTATGCCGACGATATATCAAA